GTCATTGATTACGTTTGTTCAACGTGCAGGCCGCATTATGCGAACCTCAGAGGGCAAAGATAAAGCGATATACCTAGATCATGCTGGCAACGTAGCTAGACATGGATTCGCTGAAGATGTGGTTCCAGATGAGCTAGACGATGGCGAGCAAAGGTTTAATGAAAAACAATTAACCAAAGATAAAAAAGAAGCTAAAGTTAAAGAATGTCCTCAATGCACGCAACAAATGGTTGGCTTGCGCTGCAAATGTGGTTATGAGATACCTATCAAAGAGCAATTAGAATCTACGGATGAAATACTAACTAAGTTGTCACCAGAACAACGCAACAGGAAGCACACTAAAGAAAACAAAAGTGTTTTTTATTCTGAGCTATTATTGTACAGTAGAACTAAGGGGTACAAGGATGGTGGATGGGCAAGCCACAAGTATAAAGAAAGGTATGGTGTTTGGCCCAATACTATAAAACCCCAAATGCTGGCGAATGGAATCTCAGATGAAACTAAAAAATATATAACAAGTACCCAAATAAGGTACAGTAAACGGAGTAACGCAGCATGAGCATTGAATACGTTTCTGAAGGGTTAGGTCTAAAAAGGATGGGTGGGGAATATAAGGGGCCGTGTCCATGTTGCGGAGGTGTTGACCGCTTCCACATCAAATTGGGTAAATCTGGGAATATGATGGTGTATTGCCGCTACCTATGCTCGTACAGTTCGATCATGCGTAACTTAGAAGACCGAGGCTTAATTGAGAAGGAAGATTTTGAGCGTAAAGGCCCAACAGCTTCACAAAAAGCTTTGATTGCACAAGATAGGTTGGTGATGGCTTTGTATGAGGCTGACAGGAAGGTAATGCCTGACCCATCACTCGCTGACTTTAGACGATACCGTTTGGCCCAAGAAAGATATAACGCAATGGCCCCACTAAATAATTAACAAAAGTGTTGTACATGTAAACATAAGTGTTATATAATAGTTGCAAGTTAAGAAAACAACAACGCAACGGAGCAAAACATGACCAACAACTTTACTAGATACGAACAAGAAGCCCTTACAGCACTTTATGCTTCACTTATGTATATGCAGGAATACGACTTACCATGCGGTGATGTTGAAAAAGCCATAGAACTAATTGAGTCTAAAAATAAAAAATAACAATAGGGGCTACGGCCCCATAGGAGCATCACATGGATTTTATTAGTTGGGTTGGAGTTGCAATGGGTGCAGGCGCTTGGGTTATGTTTGTTAGTATGATTATCGCATGAGTAATGAGCATTACCGCCAAACGTATTACTCTGAAACAGAAGCTAGGGCTATCGTTAAGCGTAATGATGATAGAATCACTGCAAAGGGTAGGCGCGTTCGCAAAGCAAAACAAGGGGCTTCTGATATGAAGGAAGCTAAAGAGCTGGGTATTACACTGGCTGAATATTTAAAAATAATGGGTGGTTAATATGTGGGCTAGCGAAAAAAAGATATCGCGTTTATTCGATGAGTGCGAAAAAGTTGTGAGTGAATGGCAAAAGTATAGTGATGATGATGAAATTGCTAATAAAAAAATGTCAGAAAGGTTTAAAATTGCTAATGGTAGATTCACAGATGCTATTGTTGGCAATCAAAAATTAATTAAATTTGTTAGGCTTTCGGTATTACTTATGGCTGCATTCATGGCTGGTTGGGTATTAGCTTAAACGTGGTATAATTAACGATAAAGTTTAACTGTACAATGTTAGGAGGCGTAATGCCATTAGGAAGACCCACGAAATACGAAGGCGATGCCACAGTATTACGGACTAGGGAGTATTTCTTTGACTCAGTTTTAACTGCTGGTGACAACATACCTAGTATAGAAGGATTGGCTGTTTATTTAGATGTAAACAAGTCAACAATATATGAGTGGAAGGATAAGAACGTTGATTTTTCCAACGCCATAAAGAACGGTGAGGCACATCAAGCAAGAGCTTTGATTAATTTAATGACTGATAAAGAGCGATTTACTGCTGGCTCAATATTCGTAGCTAAGAATATATTAGGGTGGAGCGATAAGAAAGATATTGTGGTAGATCATAACATTACAGCCTTTGAAGTCTTAGCAGATGAGGATTAGGGCTAAAGCTACGATACCGCAAGCTCAGCTAGTTAACAGCACTGCAAGATTCCCTGCTATGGTCGCAGGTTTTGGTGCTGGTAAAACACATGGTTTAATACTTAGGACTATAAAGTTAATCTTTGGTGAAGGCAGAGACATTGCTTATTACCTACCAAACTATCCATTAGTTCGCACAATCGCCTACCCAAGATTCACAGAAATACTAGATAATCTAGGGGTTAGCTATAGGCTTAACAAGTCAGAACATACCTTACACGTTAACGGTAAGACCGTGATCTTTAGGACAATGGATAACCCCGATGCAATCGTAGGTTATGAGGTGTCAGACTCTATGGTTGATGAGCTTGATACAATGCCTACAGCTAAGGCACGCGATGCTTGGAATAAGATAATAGCCCGTAACCGTCAAAAAAAAGAAGTTGGCATTAATACTGTGGCGGTAGGCACTACACCAGAAGGCTTTAGATTCGTTTATGAGCGATGGGCCAAGAACCCAACAGAATCATACGAGCTTATTAAAGCGCCAACCTACTCAAACCCTCACCTGCCTGATGGCTACATAGACGCATTAAGAGAAACCTACCCTAGCAATTTATTAGAAGCGTATCTTGAAGGCGAGTTTGTTAACCTCACTGCTGGCAGCGTTTACCCTAACTGGGACAGGGATTTAACAAACAGCGACATAGAAGCTAGACCAAACGAACCTATCCACGTAGGCATGGACTTCAACGTTAACAATATGGCAGCGGCTATCCACGTTATGCGCGGCGGCAAGTGTATTGCTGTAGATGAATTTGTTGGTGGCGCTGACACTCCTGCTGTTATAAAATCAATCAAAGAACGATACCCATTAAACCCAGTTGTTGTGTATCCAGATGCTTCTGGAGCAGCTAAAAGCTCGACCAATGCCGCAACAAGTGACATTAGAATGCTAAAGAATGCTGGCTTTACTGTTAACGCTCCTAAGAGCAATGGCAGGGTGAGAGATAGGGTTGCAGCTTTTAACAGAGCTTTGTGCGACCCACAAGGAAATAGGATATACTACGTTAACATTGACAAGTGCCCAAACATCGCTTTATGTCTTGAGCAACAAGCATACAACGCCAACGGGGAACCAGATAAAGCGGCAGGCTTTGACCATATGGCAGACGCTTGTGGCTATCTAGTGGTACGTCAATTCCCAATTAAATTTGATAGAGTTACAACTCGACCCCAAAGGTGGACTTAAATGAAGCATGAAGAACTGGTAAGCACTCACGAACAATATCAAGCAAACCAGAATAATTGGGAGTTCCACTTACGCTCCTTTCTTGGTGGCTCAAATTACCAAGATGGTAGCTACCTTTTGAAGTACATTCAAGAGGATGAGAAAGAGTATGATAAGCGTATTAGCATCACTCCTTTAGATAACCATTGCAAGAACGTGGTAAGTATCTACAGCTCCTTTATTTGGCGCATACCTCCTACACGCAACCTTGGCTTATTAGACAAAGATCAATCAGCTCAAGCAATGCTTGAAGATGCAGATTTAGATGGGCGGTCTTTTAATGCGTTTATGCGTGATGCTCAGACTTGGTCGGATGTTTACGGGCACTGTTGGATGATGGTCGATAAGCCTCAATCTAACGTAGCAACACGCGCTGAAGAGTTAGATCAAGAGATACGCCCATACCTAACTTTAATAACGCCAGAAAACGTGCTTGATTGGACTTATGAGCGCTCTGCTAGTGGTCGCTTCATTCTCACTTACTTTAAAGTGCGCGAGATGCAAACCAAAGATCTAACTATCATCCGTGAATGGACTCCTGAGACAATTGCCACTTATAAAACAGATGGCGATACAGTAACCCTTTTGGAAGAGATGCCAAACAACTTAGGTTCTATTCCAGCGGTTGCACTGTATGGTCAGCGCTCACCAGTTAAAGGCATTGGCATATCTAGCATTGGCGATGTAGCCAATATGCAGAAAGCCATCTACAACGAATTGTCTGAGATAGAACAGATTATCCGCATTAGCAACCACCCTAGTTTAGTTAAATCTGCCGCTACAGATGCAAGTGCTGGCGCTGGTAGTGTGATTACAGTGGAGGATGATGAATCGTTTAAACCGTTCTTGCTTCAGCCTAGTGCTGCTAGCTTGAACTCGATAATGGAGTCTATTAAAGAAAAGACCCAATCAATTAATCGTATGTCTCACATGGGCGCAGTGCGTGGAAGTGAAGCATTAACAATGTCAGGCGTTGCCTTACAAAGTGAGTTTCAGCTACTCAATGCCAAGCTATCTGAAAAGGCAGACTTACTTGAGTTAGCGGAAGAACAAATCTGGGATCTATTTTGCAAATGGCAGCAAGTTACAAATGATGTTGAAGTTGATTACCCTGATAGTTTTGATCTACGAGACTACGCAACCGAGCTAACATTCTTACAACAGGCTAGGGCTAGTGGTGTGGCAAGTAAGACATTTGTTCAAGGCGTTGATAAAGCTATCTGTGAGCTTGTGCTGGCTGATGAAGATTTGGTGATGGCTACCAAAGAGATTGAGTCAAACAGTAAGCAGTTAGGGCAGTTTGTGACTGATGCGGCTGTTGTGTAATGACACCAGCCCAGCATAGCCAGAATATAGACAGGCTAGAAGCGTTACACGATGAGTTGATCAGTAATGCTTTGTTTGACCTTGAAGAAAAGGCTGCTGAGATTGTTAGTAACTTACCAGTTAAGAATGGCAAGCTGTACGATATTCAATCCGCTGTTTTTGCAAGGCAAGAGCTGCAACAGTCGGTTATTGATTCATTCTTAACCACAGCGGATGAAGTTGTCCGAAGTTACGACCAAGCAACGGCAACATTAATTGGATTGTATCAGG